AGATTTTTGGTCAAACAGAATTGGTGCACAACATGTTACCTATAATGAAGGTGAATCATTTACCGCTTTTAATGAGCTTACTAAAGAGCAAGTTGAGGGATGGTTAGAATCAATTTTAGATGTTGACGTTTTAAAAAGTAACATTGCAGCAAATATAGAAGTTAAAAGAACTCCAGTTGATGCGGCTTTAGCCCCACCATGGAACAGTCAAACTGAATCTGAATAATAATTAAATTAAATAAAATGGCAGAAAACAAAATCTCTCAAGAACACTTAGAGGAATTACAATCAGGTGTTTCAAAAATTAATCAAGTAGCGTTACAAATAGGTAACTTAGAACTACAAAAGCACGGACTTTTACATCAAGGGTTAGAACTACAAAGTGACCTTAGTAAATTCCAAGCTAAACTAGAAGAAAAATATGGCAAGGTATCTGTAAATATTCAAGACGGAACTTACGAGCCTATAGAAGACAAGCAAGAAGTTGTAGAAAAATAATTATGGAAATCAGAAAGATATCTATAGGCGCAGACTATAAGTCTAGCGCAATGCATTATATTGTAGGGCAAGATGTCTTAAATGGTTCCCATACTATTCATCTGATTGATTATAAAAAAGAAACCGAATCTTTTGTAGTTTACATACAAAAAGAAGATGAGGTTTTTCCTTGGAAAGAGTTTAATAAAAACATACCTGTATCTATAGAGTATAACATAAACTTCTAATGAAGTCTCCTTATTATTTCCTTATAAAACCTAAAGGCACTAAGTATAATAATGAGATAGAAATTGCAGGTAAAAAAATTATAATAAATTCAACAGTAGAAAACCATATGCATGTCAATAGATTTGCAGAGGTTTTAGCTTGTCCTTACACTTACAAAGGAGATATTAAAAAAGGTGATACCTTAATTGTACATCATAATGTGTTTAGAATATATTATGACGTGAAGGGTAACCCTAAGAAGTCTCCTAACTATTTCAAAAACGACATTTATTTTATAGACCCTTATCAGTTTTATTTATATCATAATGGATCTAAATGGAACTCTGTAGGAGAGTATTGTTTTATAAAACCTATAGATAAAGAAAATTCGTATCTTTATGAGGAAGGCTATGAAACACATGCTGGAATTGTAAAGTATTCTAATAACACATTAGAAAAATTTGGAGTACATGAAGGAGATAAAGTAAACTTTACAAAAGACAGTGAGTATGAGTTTGAAATAAATGATGAGGTGTTGTATAGGATGAGAAGTATAGATATTTGTACGATTCTAAATTAAATTTAATATGACTGCAGAAGAAAGAAAAAAAAGACCTGTTTTTACAGGTGTACTTAAATATTTTCCTGATGCTATAAAAGAAGTTTCTAGAGTGTCGTTGAAAGGAAATGAACAACATCATCCAGACAAACCTTTACATTGGGATAGAAGTAAAAGCACAGATGAGTTAGATGCATTAGCTAGACATTTAATCGATGCTGGAACTATAGATGATGATGGGATTCGCCATAGTGCAAAAATTGCATGGCGCGCACTCGCTAACTTACAAAAAGAATTAGAAAGAGATAATGAAAAATGGTTTAAAGAACAGTATAACAGAAACAGAAATCCAAAAGACCATATAAAATGAAGGATATTAATGAAATAAAGAAAAGGATTATTGAAGCTGGGCATGAAGCTGTAAAACAGTTAATTAAGGTAGCTGAAGAAGAAATTATAAAACCTGACCCAGAAGATGAGTTAGCGGCAGACAGATTAAAAAATGCAGCAGCTACTAAAAAGCTAGCAATATTTGATGCTTTTGAAATACTTTCACGAATAGAAGAAGAAAAAAATTATTTAGAAAATAAACCTGTTGACAAAGAGGTAAAAACATTTAAAGGATTTGCAGAAAGAAGATCTAGATGAGCTACGAACAAACATTGTATGGTGTTATAACTCCCATTGACAAAAAGACTATTACTAAAAACAATAAGCTTAAAAAATGGAAGTATGGTTACAATAAAGAATATGATGTAGTTGTTATAAGTAAAACAGGGCAGATTGGAGAAATATATAAAATTCAAAACTTAATAATAGCTCTTCCCAAAGCTCAAAATGTTTATAAAGGAGAAGATAAGTGGGTGCCGTTTGAATATCCAAAAGAATTAAGTAAAATAAAAAGTATCTTTGATTGGAGAGGTTTACCAGATGATTTTAAAAACAAATGGCATGATTACATCGATGAAGAATTTCAAAGACGTGACGAAGGTTTTTGGTTCAAGAATAAAGGCGTTGACACTTATATTACTGGCACTCACTATATGTACTTGCAGTGGACCAAGATTGATGTTGGGAAGCCAGAGTATAGGGAAGCAAATAGACTCTTCTTCATCTTTTGGGAAGCTTGTAAAGCCGATTCCAGATCTTATGGAATGTGTTATCTCAAAAACCGTAGATCAGGATTTTCGTTTATGGCAAGCGGAGAAGTGGTTAATTCAGCAACAATTAGTTCAGATTCACGCTTTGGAATACTGTCCAAATCTGGGGCGGATGCCAAAAAAATGTTCACAGATAAAGTCGTACCAATATCGATCAATTATCCGTTCTTTTTTAAACCAATACAGGATGGGATGGACCGTCCCAAAACAGAGTTGGCATATAGAGTACCAGCCTCCAAATTCACAAGGAGGAAAATTACGAGTAATGAACAAATCGAAGAAATTAGTGGACTCGATACAACTATAGACTGGAAGAATACTGGAGATAACTCATACGATGGTGAAAAGCTTGCTTTATTAATACATGATGAAGCAGGTAAATGGGAAAAGCCAGAAAATATATTAAATAACTGGAGGGTTACAAAAACTACACTTAGATTAGGTTCTAGAATTATTGGCAAGTGTATGATGGGGTCTACTTCAAACTCACTAGATAAAGGAGGAGAAAATTTTAAAAAACTTTACAATAATTCAGATGTAACACAAAGAAACAAAAATGGACAAACTCAATCAGGACTATATAGTTTGTTTATTCCTATGGAATGGAACTTTGAAGGTTTTATAGATGAGTATGGACAACCTGTTTTTGAAACACCGAAACAAGAAGTTTTAGACCCGTATGGAGATATTATTGATATAGGGGTATTGGATCATTGGGATAATGAAGTAGAAGGCCTTAAAAGAGACCCAGACGCATTAAATGAGTTTTATAGACAGTTTCCTAGAACAGAATCACATGCTTTTAGAGATGAATCAAAAAACACAATATTTAATCTAAGTAAAATATATGAACAGATAGATTACAATGATTCTCTAGCTATCAAAAGCAATATATACAGAGGTAACTTTCATTGGAAGAATGGTCAAAGAGACACTGACGTAGTGTGGGCTCCAGATAATAAAGGAAGGTTTTTTGTTTCATGGATTCCAGGAGCAGGTGTAATGAATAATGTTATAAAAAAAGGAAGTGTAAAACTTCCTGGTAATATGCATATGGGTTCTTTTGGATGTGACTCTTACGATATATCTGGAACAGTAGGTGGTGGAGGTTCTAAAGGAGCTTTGCATGGTATGACTAAGTTTCATATGGATGATGGCCCTACTAACGCTTTCTTTTTAGAATATATATCAAGACCTCCTACAGCAGAAATATTTTATGAAGATGTGTTGATGGCATTACATTTTTATGGTATGCCTGTTTTAGTTGAAAACAACAAACCAAGACTCTTGTATTATTTAAAAGAAAGAGGCTATAGAAAGTTTTCTATAAACAGACCTGATAAACATAAAAATAATTTATCAAAAGCAGAAAAAGAATTAGGAGGTATACCTTCATCTCAAGCCGTCATTTCTGTTCATGCAGAAGTCATAGAACACTATATAGAGAATCATGTTGGTATAGTTACTAACACTAATAGTATAGATTACGGAGCATGTGGAAACATGTTTTTTAACAGGACATTATTAGATTGGGCAAACTATGACATTAACAATAGAACTAGATATGATGCAACTGTAAGTTCAGGATTTGCAATTTTAGCGAACCAAAGTAAGCAAAATATCAATAAGGAAAAATATAATCAAATAAATATTAACTTTGCAAGATATAGCAATAAAGGTTTTGTTAGCCAAATTATTAAGTAAATATGATAAATAAGCCATCGTTCAATTCAAACAGTGGATTTCCTAATCAATTCGCACCAGACATAGAAAAATCTAGTTTAGAATATGGGCTTCGTGTAGGTAGAGCTATAGAATCAGAATGGTTCTCTAGAGATTACGGTAGTTCTCTTTATGGAGAAATTAGATCAGAGTTTTTAACAAGAAGATTATATGCAAGAGGAGAACAGCCTGTTGAAAAATATAAGAACGAATTAGCAATAAACGGAGACTTGTCGTATTTAAATTTAGATTGGACTCCTGTGCCTATAGTTCCTAAATTTGTTGACATAGTTGTAAATGGTATTTCAAATAGATTATATGATGTAAAAGCAGAAGCAGTTGATCAGTTTGCTAGTGAAGAAAGAAATGAGTTTAGAGAATCAATGCGTGCAGATATGATTGCGTATGAACCTTTAAAAATATTAAAAGACCAAACAGGAGTAAATGCTTTTAATCATGACGAGTCTGTAATTCCTGATTCTGATGAAGAGTTAGATTTATATATGAATCTTAGATACAAGCAAGGTATTGAGGTTGCTCAAGAAACATCATTAAAGACTTTATTAGAAATAAACAACTACGATGAAATCAAAAGAAGAGTTGATGAAGACAATGTAGTGTTAGGTATATCTGTTGTAAAACATGACTTTGATGTACATGATGGAGTAAAGGTAGAGTATGTGGATCCTGTAAACTTTGTTTACTCTCCAACTGAAGACCCAAACTTCAGAGATTGTTATTATTTTGGAGAAGTAAAATCTGTTCATGTTACAGAATTAAAAAAGATAAATCCATTACTAGAACAAGAAGAATTAGAACAGATTGCTAAGACAGCTTCTAGGTATGATGGATATAGAAGTACACAAAACCTTACAACTCAAAGTGGATTAGATAAAGCAAATGTTTCTTTATTATATTTTGCATATAAGACAGATAAAGAAATAGTTTACAAAATAAAAGACAATGCTAATGGTGGTAAAAAAGCATTAAAGAAAGATGGTTCTTTTAATCCACCAAAAACAGAACAAGCAAGATTCAAAAAAGTATCCAGAAGAATAGATGTATGGTATGAAGGAGTTTTAGTTTTAGGTACTAATAAAATATTGAAATGGGAAATGATGCAAAATATGGTTAGACCTAAATCATCATTTCAGAAAACAATACCACCATATATAGTTTCAGCTATAAAAATGGATAAAGGTAAAATAGATTCTTTAGTAAAAAGAATGATTCCTTTTGCTGACCAGATACAATTAGTGCATTTAAAACTTCAACAAGTAATAGCTAAAATGATTCCAGATGGTGTATTTATTGACGCTGATGGTTTAAATAGTGTTGATCTTGGTAATGGTGCTTCATACAATCCTTCTGAAGCTTTATCTATGTATTTCCAAACAGGTAGTGTTATAGGAAGAAGCTATACAGAAGATGGTGATTTTAATAACGCTAGAGTTCCAATTCAAGAACTAACAAGCTCAGGCTCAAACGCTAAGATACAAAGCTTAATAGCTATGTATAACTATCAGCTTGGATTATTAAGGTCAGTAACAGGTATAAATGAAGCAAGAGACGGAAGTACTCCAGATCAATATGCATTATTGGGAGTTCAAAAACTTGCTGCTTTAAATAGTAATACAGCTACTAGACATGTCGTAGAGTCAGGATTATTTATAACAAAGAAACTTTGTGAAGCTTTATCTTACAGAGTATCAGATATATTAATGTTTTCAGAGTTTGCTGAAGACTTTGCAAAGATGATAGGAAAGAATAATCTTAAAATTATGAGAGATATTCAAACACTACATCTACATGATTTTGGAATATTTATAGAATTAGAGCCAGATGAAGAAGAAAAGAGAATGTTAGAACAAAACATTCAACAATCTATTCAGGCACAAAAAATTGATTTGGATGATGCTATTGATGTAAGGCAAGTAAAAAATACTACTTTAGCTAATACTCTTTTGAAAATTAAAAAACAAAAGAAAGAAAAGCTTGATATGGAGAAAAAACAAGCTAATATTAATATGCAAACTCAATCTAACATTCAATCAGCTCAAGCTGCTTCTCAATCTAAAATGCAAGAACAGCAAATGAAAACTCAATCAGAGTCTCAACTAGAGCAATTAAAAGCACAGTTAGAATTACAAATGTTGCAACAAAAATCACAAATTGACAAAGAAATGATGGAGTTGAAATATCAATATGAGATGCAACTAAAATCTATGGATTCACAGACTATTGAGGGTAGAGAAAAGTTTAAAGAAGATAGAAAGGACAAAAGAACTGAAAAACAAGCTACTCAACAAAGCAAACTAATTGCGCAAAGAAAAGAAAACTTACCTCCTACTAACTTCGAGGAAAGCCAACAAGCAATGCCAAACCCAATGGAGAATATGCTTGCAAACATGGACCAAAAAAACATACTATAATTTTAGTATTTTTGTATAAAATTTAATCTAATTAATTATGAGTGAAGAAATTAAAGCAAAGGTTCTTGAAGAGCCTGGAGACAATGTAGATTTTAAGATAAATCTATCGTCTGTAAAAAAGGAAGAAGAACCTGAAAAAAAAGAAGAAACTCCTGAGAATAAAGAAGAAACTCAGGAAGTAGAAAATAAACAGGAAGTTGCAAATGAAACTGAAACTGAACAAAAGGTTGAAGAAAAACCTGAAGAAAAAGTTGAAGAAAAAGTAGAGCAACCAACTGAAACATCTAAAGAAGATGTTATAAATAAGTTTTTAACTGATAAATATAACATTGATTTAAATTCTTTAGATGACGTTCTTAAAAATAATGAAAAACAAGACCTTCCAGAAGAAGTTTCTAAGTATTTAGAATATAAAAAAGAAACTAAAAGAGGACTCAATGATTATGTAAAGCTTCAGCAAGATTACGATAGTGTTGAAGAGGATTCTCTTTTACGTTCATATTACAAAGAAAATAATCCTGGACTTGATGATTCTGATATAGATTTCTTATTACAAGAAAAGTATGGGTATGATGAGAATACTCATTCCGAATCAGAAATAAAAAAGAAAGGTCTTGAAAAAAAGCAAGAATTGCATAAAGCGAAGGAGCATTTTAATAGCCTTAAGGAAAAATACAAAGCTCCTCTTGAGTCAAGTGCTGAGAATGTACCAAATGACTATAAAGAGGCTTTTACGTTTTATAACAATTATAAAGAAGAGTCAGCAAAGCAAGAGAAAGAGACTGAAGCTCAAAGATCTGCTTTTGTAGAAAAGACAAAAAAGTATTTTAACGATGACTTCAAAGGTTTTGAATTTAACATCAATGACAAAAAACTTTTCTACAAACCAAAAGACGTTGAAGAAGTTGTAGATAAAAACAGCGACTTGACGAATTTTATTAATAAGCATGTCGATGACAAAGGAATCTTGAAAGATGCTAGAAGTTTTCATACTGCTTTGAATATGGCAATGAACCCTGAAGCATATGCTAAGTTCTTTTATGAGCAAGGCAAATCAGATGCAGTTGATGAAGTTGTAAAAGACGGAAAAAACATAAACATGGAAGTAAGAAAAAATGTTGACACTTCGAGTTCGGGAACTAAGTTTAAAGTATTACAAGATACAGCAAACTTTGCTTCTGGATTAAAAATTAGAAAAAAACGTTAAACATTAAAAAAATTATTTAAAATGGCACAATCAATTAATTTTGCTAACGGCACAATAGGCGGTAGCACTTCATTGACACCTGCACCAGGTAAGGCATTACAAAATAGTAACTATTTAAGTAATTCCGATTATACCTTTGCACAACAATATCTTCCAGACTTATATGAAAAAGAGTTTGAAAGATATGGAAACAGATCTATCGCTTCTTTCTTAAGAATGGTAGGTGCTGAAATCCCTTCTAGCTCTGACTTAATTAAGTGGAGTGAGCAAGGAAGACTACATGTACAAGCTTCAGGAACAATTACAGACGGTGATACTATTGCTGTAACTGGACACTCTTTTAGAGCGAACCAAACTATTATTGTTTCAGAAGATGGAGGAAACCTTATTAAATGTCTTATTACATCAGTTGCTACTGATTCTATAGATGTTGCTACATTTGCTTCTCTAAACTTAGTAGACAGCGCTTCTGCAGCAGACGGAACAGGACCTTTTGACGCAGCAGATACAGTAAAAATATTTGTATATGGTTCTGAGTTTAAAAAAGGAACAAACGGAATGGTTGGTTCTTTAGAAGCTGACTTTGAAGCTAAAGAAAATAACCCTATCATCATCAAAGATAAGTATGAAGTTAGTGGTTCTGAAATGGCTCATGTAGGATGGGTAGAAGTTACAACTGAAAATGGAGCTTCTGGATTCTTATGGTATTTAAAATCTGAGCATGAAACTAGATTAAGATTCGAGGATTACTTAGAAACTTCAATGGTTGAAGGTGAACCAGCTGCATCTGGATCTGGAGCATTAACTGCAGGTTATAAAGGTACAAAAGGTCTTTTCTACGAAATCGAAAACAATGGTAACACATCAAGTGGAGATATCGGAGATAGAACTGATCTTGAAAACATTGCTAAAGTTCTTGATAAAGAAGGAGCAATTCAAGAAAACGTACTTTTCGTAAACAGAGATACTTCTTTCAAGATTGATACTGTATTAGCTGCTCAAAACAACAGTGGAGCATCTACTTCTTCTTATGGTCTATTTGACAATGATGAAGATATGGCTTTAAATCTTGGATTCACAGGATTCAGAATTGGATATGACTTTTACAAGTCTGACTGGAAATACTTAAATGACGCTACAACTAGAGGTAATGTTGGCGGTGTTGATGGTATTTTAGTTCCTGCTGGAACAACAACTATCTACGATCAAGTATTAGGTGAAAATGCAAAAAGACCTTTCTTACACGTAAGATATAGAGTTTCTCCTACTGAAGACAGAAAATACAAGTCTTGGGTAGTAGGATCTGCTGGTGGCGCATCAAACAGCGAAAAAGACAACATGGAAGTTCATTTCTTATCAGAAAGAGCTTTATGTACAATGGGAGTAAACAACTTCTTATTGATGCAATAATAACAATTGGGGAGAGGCCAGTCTTCTCCCCTTTTTTTTAATTTAATTAAATTTTAATAAAATGGCGACAAAAATAAAAACAGGATACGCTGCTATCCTACCGAAACTAGAAAGAAAACAAAGAGTATTTTTACTCAAAGGAAACAAAACTCCTATAAGACATATGATTGCAGTAAAACACACTGCATCAAAACCACTTACATATTTTGACGGACAACTTAATAGAGCTCTTAGATGGGCTACTAATCAAGTAACTCCATTTGTAGATGAGCAAGATGGTATTGCAACTATTGAGCCTGTAACATTTGAAAACGGTAAATTAATTGTACCTGATTGGAATGTAAATCTTCAAAAGTTTTTATTAATTCACCCGGCATATGATAAAAAGTTTTATGAGTTTGACCCAGAAAAAAATGCTCAAGAAGATGTTCAAGATTTATCTACAGCACTTGAGGCTCAGGTTGCTGCAAAAGATATGGATATAAACGACTTAGAAGCTATTGCTAGAGTTGTGTTAAAGAACAAAGCATTAATATCTAAAATGACATCATCTGAACTACGAAGAGACATGATAATTTGGGCTAGAAATAATCCAAGTGAATTTATGGAGCTTGTTGATGATGAGAATTTAAAACTTAGAAACCTTGCTGTAAGAGCAGTTGAAATGGGTGTCTTACATATAAAACAAGACAATAGAACTGTTGTTTGGGGAGATAATAAAAAAGAGAAGGTAATTGTTGCTCCTTATGGAGAAAACGTTTATTCTGCTTTAGCTTTATATTTCAAAACAGACGAAGGTTTAGATGTACTACAAAATATTACAAACAAACTGTAATATATAGCTTAATTTTTATTGGTTTTAGAAGAGGTCAGATTATGACCTCTTTTTTTTAGTATTTTTGTGTAAAATATATCCTATGATAAATAGCGTAAGAAACACAGTTTTATTTCTGTTAAACAAAGATAATCGTGGATACATAGCACCAACTGAGTTTGATTATTTTGCAAAACAAGCACAATTAGAAATATTTGAAAATTATTTTTCTGATTATGCAAGAGCTGTGGCTGGACAAAATGCACGAAAAAAAGCTTTGGGTTATGGTGATAGTGTTTCACAAATTCAAAACAAAATAGATGTGTTTTCTACAAATGCTACTTTGAATTACACTGACGTATCTCCTACATCTGTTGGAGGTGAAGACGATTATTTTACTTTACCCGACACATTGTACAAGTTAATTAACCTTACATATAACGGAAAAGTTTTACAAGAAGTGCCAACACATAAGTTTGATATGAT